TGGCTTGCATCTCAGGCAGATATGCTTGCCGATGACTGGGTATTTGCAGAGTAAGGAGGATTGGCTATGTTTTATCTGTTAGGAGTTATCATCGGGCTTGTAATCAGTTTTCTGATTACTGCCCTGCTGATCTGGATTCTGGCAATGTGTTTTGGTTTCATGTTCACTTGGAAACTGGCACTGGGAGTCTGGGTTATCTATCTGATTATCAAGAGCATTTTTACAAGAAATTAAGGAGGATCAATAACAATGGCAAACATTTATGAAGGTATGAACGTGAGACAGAAACTTGCAAAGGCAAGATTGCAGTTCCTTAACCAGAAGGTTAAGAAGTCTGGTAAGAATATGCACTTAGAGTTCAAGTATTTTGAGTTGGAGGACATTGTACCTCCTGCAATCAGAATCTTTGCCCGTGTGGGACTTACCACAGACATTGACTTCACCGATGAAAACGGTGCGGTCATGAGAGTGTACAACACTGACAACTCTGAGGAAGCACCTATTGAGTTCCGTGTGCCGTACCGTGAGGTTAAGCCTATCGTAAGCAATGCAGGTAAGGAAGTAACCAATCCGATGCAAGCACTTGGTTCATCTATTACATACCTCAGACGTTACCTCTGGATGGCAGTTTTGGATATCACTGAACCGGATGACATTGACGCTACGCTTGGTTCTGAACCGGAAGAGGAAGAACCGGAGATTGAAGCACCGAATCCAGAGAAAGCAAAGACTGAGAAGAAGTCTCAGAAGAAACAGAAAGCCCCGGCTACACCTGCGGAACGTAAGGAAGCAAAGGAAACTCTGACGGACACTGAGGGACAGGCAGATGACTTGCAGATTGCAGCACTGAAAAATGCCTGCAAGGAACTGATGGAGAAAGACCCGGATCAGGAAGATTTTGTTCAGCAGATTGCCATGAAAACCAATGGCTTCACTCAGGTAACACGTTCTCAGTGTGAGCAGCTTATCAAGAATCTTGGCGAGATGATTGCAGCTTACAAGACGGAGGGCTAATGTATGTCAGACAATGTGAATCATCCATCCCACTACGAAACAGGGAAGTTTGAGTGCATTGACGTGATGGTAGAGACTCAGGGCGTACAGGCAACGAAGGATTTCTGTTTGTGCAATGCCTTGAAGTATATCTACCGTCACAGACGGAAGAACGGTCTGGAAGATATTCAGAAAGCAATCTGGTATCTGAATAAAGCCGTAGAGTTGGATGGACAAATTAAGGAACTGATTGACTGTAGAACAATCGGGGAAAGCGAACCCCGTTACATGGAGGGCAGAAGTAATGAGGAAATTTAAGAGAATGATCGCAAGAGCGAATATGAAACGTGCCGGATATACCCGTCTGAATAAGAAAGGCGGGGACGGCAGAAGCACTTTTGCAAAGCTGTGGAAGCAGTATATGTAAGGAAGGAGTCACAGGGATGACGAAAAGACAACTCATTAAGTGGTTGGAAGCGAAAAGAGAAGAAGCTATTGGAGAGGTTTGTAGTCAGGCTACTGATACTCTTAACACATATTATACGGATAGAAACACAAAAATTGAACTTGAAGAAACTGCATCTGAAATTGCCAATCTTATGAAACAGGCATCTGATAAAGTAGATGCTTTCAAGGCAAAGGTCAAAGCGTCCTATCCTGATGCTGATATCAGTGGAGGGTACTATGGATCAGTTACATACAAATTGAATAATCTGATTTCAAAGTATGAAATTCGTGACGGCTTACTCAAAGAATTTGAGGATAAGCGAACACCTCTGGTTAAATCAATCATTGCCCGAAAGAATGATTTGATTTCAGGCATCAAGAGTAATTACGCTAATGTGATTGCAAATGTTCAAAATATGAAAAATGCGAAACTGGCAATGGAATATCTGACAGGTCTGGGATTTGATTTGACTTCGCTGATTGAAGAGGACAAGAACCCGGTAACTACGGCTTTGGCTGTAGAAGTAGATACAAGATTTCTGTTTATAGGAGGTAAGAAAGATGAAATGGAATGATGATAAAACCATCACGATTACACCGCCTGCGAAACCGAAGAAGATCACAGGTACACGATTTGCAGCTATCATGGGTCTGAATAAATGGACAAGCCCGTTCAATGCGTGGTGTGCAATCACTAGAACCTATGAAGAACCGTTTGAGGACACGATCTACACTATCGCAGGTAAGACGATTGAGCCGAAGCAGGCAGAGTACATGAAAACTGCATACTTCATGAGCAATCTGATTACCCCTACAGATGTGTACGGTGAAGATTATTTCAAGAAAACGTGGGGAGATTTCTTCCGTGATACGCCAATCTTCGGCGGTATGTGGGACTACCTGCTTGTGGACAAGGAAGGTAAGCCACAAACGGTACTGGAAATGAAAACCACAAAGAGGTCTGAGGACTGGGTGGAAGATGTGCCTGAGTATTATGCTTTACAGGCTGCACTTTATGCCTACCTGCTTGGAGTGGATGACGTAATCATGGTGTGTTCGGTTCTGGGTGAGAAGGACTACGATGACCCGGAAGCGTATGAGTGCAAAGCTGAGAACACTTTCGTTCGTCCGTTCAAGGTGTCTGAGAGATACCCGAACATGAAGAAAACGATCACGCAGGTTAAGAAGTGGTGGAAAACTCATGTGGAAGGTGGTGTATCTCCGAAGTACGATGAAAAGGCTGACGCTGACATTCTGAAAGTGCTAAGAGATAACAACCTCTCCCCTGACTCCGATCTGGACGCAATGGTAAAGGAAGCCGAAGGACTTATGCTTCATATCGAAGAGGTTAATGCAACCGTAGCTAACGATGAAAAGCGTCTGAAAAAGCTGAAAGAACTGATTAAGGAAGCAAGTATGAGTCAGTTCAAGCCGGGTGACAAGACTGTTACGATTACAGGCGGCAGTTATGATTTTATCACGACTGTTAGCATGAAGAAGAAACAGGACTTCGATACGGAAGCAATGGAGAAAGACGGTGTGCTTGATAAGTACATGACTGAGACTGAAAAGCCTGAGTACCGTTTCACTCCGAAGAAACACAAAGATTAAGCCATTCATGAGATAACATCTCTGAATATAAATATTACATTTTAAGGAGGACTATTACAATGGCAAAGATTGGACTTACAGAGGGATTTACACTGATCCCGGAAGGAACTCATGTTTTCAAGATCACTGAGGTCAACTACAAAGAGGACTTCGGTAAGATGGAAGTGGTTATGCAGACGGCAAAGGGTCAGAAGCATATTGAGAGATTTTCTCTCCTGAATAAAGACGGTGAGCCGAATCAGGGCGGTCTAAATGCGTTCAGCTATTTTGCTAAGACAGCACTGGATGACTTCACTGTGAAGGACATTGACGATCAGGAGTTAGTAGGACACTACATCCGTTGTGAGGTTGAGCATGAGGAAGTCGAAAGCAACAAGACACCGGGCAAGATGCTCAAATTCGTGAGACTGGGTGACAAGGAAGCCGCTGACGGATTTGACGAAGAGGAAGTTGCCCCGGCAGCACCGAAGCAGCAGAGTAAGCCTGCAAAGACTGAACCTGCAAAGCAGGAAGATAAGAAACCTGCGGCGTTTGACCTTAACAGTCTGCTTGGTTAAATAAGTGACCTGCGGAGAGGGAGAGATATCATCTCAAACTCTCCAATGGTTATATTAAAATATTCTCAAAATGGAGGATTGAAGATGAACACGAACGAAAGAATTAAGATTTTCAAGTCCCTGATGGGTCAGGTATTCGGTAAGGAAGATGTAGATTACTTCGTAGCCACTCTCAAAAGAATGGGTTACTTCACCGCCCCTGCTTCCACGAAGTATCACGGGAATTATGAAGGTGGTTTGTTCGATCATTCCCTTGAAGTGACTAAGAGCCTGTTGCATCTTACCAAACATCTGAAACTTCACTGGAACAGCAGAAAGAGTCCCTATTTTGTAGGAATGTTCCATGATCTTTGCAAGTGTGACAACTACATTCACAACGGAGATGGAACGTACAGCTACAACCCGAATGTCACTCTTCCCGGTCACGGTGAGAAGTCTTTGGTACTTCTGGAAGCGAATGACATTGGTGTGACTGAGGAAGAGAAAGCGTGTATCAGATGGCACATGGGAGCGTTCGATGACAAGGAAAACTGGGATAAGTACGGAAAGGCTATTGAGAAATTTCCTAACGTCCTGTGGACTCATACGGCAGACATGATGGCTGCCAGAATCAAAGGTATTTAAGGAGGAAGCACTATGAAGAAAGTAGTTGCTGTAGTGATTGCCACTCTTATGATGGCGGTACTTATGACCGGATGTACGGAATCGGAACAGGTTTCGTATAACATCGGTAAAGAAGCTGACAACTTCAATGTAACCCGTAAACTGACTGTAATCAATGCCAGAACTGATACGATCCTGCTTGAAATGGAAGGTACATTTTCTCTCAGCAATAATTCAGACAACGAACTGGAAGTTATCTGTGAGGTTGGAGATGGCAAGTATCAGAAA